ATCGTCGAACGCACTGCACCCGCCATCCAGGCGAGTGCGAGCCACACCAGTCACCATCGCCCCCGACTCGTCAAGGAAGTAATGGTGACCACCATCGGCCAGCCACCCAGTACGCATCGCACCGTTGTCTTCGAGGAAGTACCACTTGCCCTTCACCTGCACCCAGCCGGTGCGCATCTTGCCGTCATCGCCCAGGTAGAACCAGTTCTCACCATCCTGCACCCAGCCAGTCTCCATGACCCCAAAGCGAGTGTCATGCGTGGGATGCAGGTAATACCAGGTGCCATCCTCGATCACCCAGCCGGACTTGAGCCAGCCCCTCTCGTCCGCGAGGAACCACTGGTCGCCAACCTGGAACCAGCCCGTCTCCCACGAACCATCATCCTTGCGATACCACCAGCCGTTACCTTCCTTCACCCAACCAGGGCCTTCCTCCTCGCCCAAGTGGTCATACCAGTACTGCGCGCGAGACATATACTGATCGGCCAGCTCATCACGCAACGCCGCCGGGCAAGCAGTACTAAAGAAATCCGAATGAGGGAACACGTTCCCACGCCACTCAGGGCGACCCAGGCCATACGCCGCACAAATAGCCGCCGTCAAGTGAGCGCCAGCCTCGACAGTCTCATCCGAAATAGCCCAACCAGTAGACGCACCACCGATATTAGCGTGCTCAATGCCAATAGACTGGCAATTCGCAGCCCAATTACCCGCATGATACGCCGTATCCGAATCATGCACATACTGGCACACAGAACCGTCCGCATCCACATTGTAATGCGCAGACGTGCCATTCGACACGAAAGCCCCATGCACCCCCTGGTGACTCATGCGAATACCCGCATTGTGGTGCAACACCACATACTTCAACGCATAACCACCACGGCCCTGCGTGAAATTAGACGACCAGATATCGTAATCCGCACTCAAATTAACGTAATCCACAACAACCCCCTACAAAAAGTCAGTCAACAACCTGCCACAATGCCGGTGCCTTATCCGGCGCAAGATCATCAGTCGAATTATGATCCTGCAAACAACGCCACACGCGCCCCGCGTGCTGGCACTGATCCCCCTCACCAATGAGCATCCCAGACGCCCACGGCTTATAGTCGCCAACAACAACCTTGCCGTCGAGACATTTCATCCAGCCGCGCCAAAACTCCACCGGCCCCTGAGTAAACGGGGACAGCCATTGGCCCGACACATTCTTCCACTCCACACCAGCAACCAAAACGCGCTCACCAGGACCGATAGTTGCAGACAACTCCAACTTCGACACATCCTTAGCTGGCTCACGCTTCACCGCCTCGGCGTAATCCGCCGCAGCCTGCACCGCCGCAGCCTGCGCCGAAGCCACCGCATCCCTGCGAGCGAACTCCAACATCACATCCTGATATAGATCCGCCAGCTCAGTGTCAGAAAGCCCCTGCAACTTCACATCTTCCAACACAGGCAAACAACCACCCCTCACATACTAACCGGGAACGCAACCGTCATAAAACGGTTATACGACCCATCCTTCGTGAACGTCGCAGAACCACCATTCCCACGACCGTAAATACCCCACTCAACCTGTGGAGCAACATTCGCATCAATGATGCCAAAGTTAAACAACGCATTAGACTGCTGATCCGCGCCACCACTATTAAAGGCCGAACGGACAGTGCCCGCGCCCTTAACCCACAGGTACAAATCAACATCGCCCGTCGTATTCGCCCAACCAGTCACGAACGACAACACCATACGCCTATAAGGGCGCACCGGAAGATTAGCCGAATAGTACTTGTAATACTGGCCCGAGGCGACAGAATACGACGCCCCCGAAGCGGGATAGTCCTGCGAGTCCAACTCAATCTCATTCAGCGCCCGCAAGAGCCACGAACCGTCGCCAGCCTTCGACCCGTCAGCCTTATACAACTGACCCAAAATATCAAGATAGGCCGGATTGGAAACCGTGGGGGCGACCCCATGCTTTGCCAAGTCGTCAATCGCGCCCTTAGCGCCAGCAGCCGACGTCGCAACCTGGATAATACCCGCCGTATTAAACGCGCGCGCCAACCCCGGCAACAGCGGATCGTTAAACTCGGGCAACTTAACGCCCTTCAAACTATTCTCAGTCATACCCAACCTCCACGCAACACCCCCACTACAGGGGGCAAACAAACTCCAACTCAAAACGGTAGTCGCGAACACGCGACGTACCATTCGTCTTAATGCCCAACGTCATCCGTTCCGACGTCTTAATATCAACAAGGCCCGTAAACTGAGGCGTCGCATACTCGCCGCCAGGGCCAATAGCGTACCCATACAGGTCGCCCCAATCGGCATCCTTCGCGTCCCCGCGCAACAACGCCACCTCAGTCAACGTGTCCCAGGTTTCAGACCGGACGCACGCCCAGCCCGTCACCCGATACCGGCCCGCCTTCGGAACCAGCAGCGAGTCGCCGTCCATGACCCTGATCTGTGAACCACGCGCCGACGCGTCAGGCTTCAACGGCGCACGCAACACGCCCTTCTTAGGGATGGGCATGTTCACCTCACCCGACGTCATGCGGTAGTAAGGGGCCGCAACCAACTGCTCCCACGACACCGAGAAATCCTTGCCAGCCGAACCCCTAAACTCTCCCTTAACGCCGGTTGGCGTAAGCGAGACAACCGAATCAATCCGGCTCGTTCCGGGCCAAATCCCCGACGAGAACTCAACATAAGGCCCCCTCGCGGGATGCGCCCCCATCTCCACCGCCGAGGAAGTCCCCATCGCCCGGACAGTAGAACCCGTAATCGTCTTACCGGTCAGATTCTCAGCAATAAGGTCACCAGAAATAACAGCGTTTTCAGCCCGCAACTTCGACACAACAGTCTCATCAAACCGCGCGACCTTTGCAGACAATTCCTTGGAGGCAACAATCTTATCCGCCGTAACCGAACCACCCGCAATCAGATTCCCACCAATCGTCGCATTTCCAGCGACACTCAGCAGGTCAGTCCACATCTGCGCAGACGCCACCACATCATGCGCAACGACCTTAAACGGAAGCCAGCGCGACCCATCCCACCGCAAATGACGATTAACAGACCCATCCGAGTTAAGCACCTCATACACGGCCCCCATAGGCGGGAGATCGGTAGATGAATAACGCTGAGGAGGCGGCTGCTCACTACGAATAAACATGTTCCGCGCCCTATCCGTCACCAACTGGGCGCTAGAAAGATCAGTCCGCAACACGGCCAACTCCCGCACCGTCTGATTCCGAGCCTCCTCCAATTCACGCATCGCACGAGCAGCCTCACCCTGCGCAGCGCGGGCAACTTCCCCCACCTCACGCACATGACGCCCCTCAGCGCCCGCATACACGAGTCCACCCTCAGCCGTAGACGGGCCAGCATCCAACACGCCAGACGGCGAACCCGAAGAGTCCACCTGCACGCGCACATCCGAACCAGCCTCAAACACGCCGCCACCAGACGGCACATTCACCACGTTCCCCGACTCGCCAACCTCCACGCGAATCGTCCCATTCTCACCAGCCCCAACAACCCTGCCAGGAACCCCAGTCCCCAACGAGGCGGCAGGGGTAGGAGCGTCCAACCAGAAAGACGCCTTACCAGCCAACTACACCACCTTCTCCCGCACGTCAACACGCATCGTCTGCGCGCCGCCAGAAAAGTCCATCACCAGGCCAGTCACAACCCCAGCGACCACCTCGCCGTCAGGGGTGCGCACCTGAATCAAGTCACCCAAATCCAGTCGGAAGTCCTGGACAATCCTGAACGACCTCTCATCACCACTCGACGTCGTTTCGCGCATCGCACGATCAGCGGCCGCAACAATCTCATCCTGCGACCCGGCCTGAACCTGCAACACCTTATGCACAACCCCATACAAAGCAGACGCGCGAGGCCCCGCATCAACCTCCACCGTATGCGACAAACCCCCCGAATGAGACTTGTCGCCAGATGCCGAATTAGACACCGCCGTCCACTTATTCGGCACCGCATGCGACGCCTTCCGAGACTCAGACAGCAGTAGGTCCTCACCCGAGTAGGAAGCCACCACGCCACGCCGAGTCGAATCCACCACATGCAACATGTCATCCACGCTCACGTAAAAGCGCAGGCCATACATGTCGGCAAGTTTCCCTAGCGCCTCCACGCGGCGGTTCCCCCATGACAAGCCACCCGGCAACACGGGATCGTCGCACTCGAATACCGGCACCAAATGCGGGGCGCACAACCGCTCCACCTCGCGACTCAATGTCGCCTTCGGATCAGGAGACGTCGGGAACGGGAAATCGTCATCCACGAGGCGCTGCAACAACGAATACGCCGTTACTTTGACTGAACCCGTCGTCCCCGCATCCCACGTCACCTCGTGCAGCAGGAACGACCCCCGGTCCACCACGAACGGGGCCACCCCATCCGGGGCCACATGCACCAGGAGACGCACTACCTGCCCGTAAGGGGCGAACGGACTCCACTCATCCACCGGCACCCAATCAGGGGACAACGTGAACGACAGGCGCTCACGCGCCGCACGACCAGACGACAGCTCCAACTGGCCGCCCTCCACCGGCACGTCATCCGCCAACACCACACTGCCACGCATCGCCTTCACCGTCGCCCACACTCGACAAGGCAGCGTCAGCACGTCAACACTCAACTCCTCGGGAGACCTCACCTGACATCCCCCATCTGGGCGAGCACGTCCCATACCGTCCAGTTGCCCCACTTGCGGCCCTGGGACATGGCGTCCCCCCAGGTCGCAGACGGCACGACCGCGCCGTCCAAACCCCACTCGCCCCTCGGGCCAGAGTAGGGCTGCATCGTCCACTCCACGTCAATCTGACGATCACCGTCAGGGGACAGTCGGTCGTACCGGGCCGACTTGACCAGGACGCACCGGACGCCCTCTACTCCTTTTGCGGGCTGACCCAACGCGATCAACGTCAACCCCGGGGCCTCCAACACGTCCCGCACCTGACGAACCCGCTCAGGCGTGTCCACCACAAACCTCGACGACCCAGACAGCTTGCCCCGCTTGAAGCGGACCACGCCGTTCTCGTACTCGCTCACCTGGTTCTCCCAGCGCAGCGGGTCTCCCGTGTCCTCATACAAGTCCACGAACACGCCACGGCCACTCTGAGGAGCAACCACTGCGCCACCATCCGCAACACCGTTCGCCGTCCTCGTCAGCCACACAGGGCCAAGCACGCGCCCATCCGGCAAAGTCAACGTGTACTGCACCGGCTCACCAACCGGGGCCATCACATGAGAGAACACCCACGGCGAAAAGTAAAGATCCTGCCAGCGCTGCTTAATAGTGCATACCAGCTTCCCGTCCGCCTTAAGGACTCCCGGCGAACCCACCACGAAAGTGGGCAACCCCGTCACGCGGTGAATAAAGCCACGAAACGTCGGCACAGCCATAGTTAAAACACCTCCAAAAAGGCCC